CCACCGTCAAATGTCAAGTTACTATGGTCTTCTAGTTCTCCACCAGATCCAGCAAGTACAACTCTTCCATCTGTTAGGTCTTCAACTATTGCAGTAGTAGCAGCAATTCCACCGTTAGCGTCGATAGCACCAGAAGCAGTAACACCACCAGTAACACCAAGGGTTGAACCATTGAATGTTAGGTTTCCACTGTCTTCTATTTCTCCAGAAGTACCAGCAATAAGAACTCTATCGTTTGTAAGGTCAGAAACCTTCAATGAGTTTATTGTAGCATTTCCAGTGACAGTAAGACCAGATGCTATGTTAGCACCACCGTCTACATCTAATGCACCTGTGACTGTTAGTCCAGCACCAACTGTTGCTGTAGTTGCTTTTAGGAATGTAGCAGTTGCAATACCAGATACTGATATAGCAGAGAAGTTTGCTCCTTGTCCACCACCAAGAACGTAGTCCTTGACTCGTGAAGCAGCAGTCTTTCTGTTTGTACCACCAGCACCGTCATCAACGATGAATAGGTCAGCGTCAGCAATAGCACCACCGATGTCTGTAGCACCGTCAATGTCTATTACAGTAATAGGTAGAGTGTTTACGGTTGCATTAGCAAGAGAACCTGTTATGTCTCCCGTTATATCACCGACAAATGTACCTGAGGTCGTGACTCCTGTAACCGTTAGATTATCTACAACGTTTAGGTTTTGTAGAGTTGCTACGTTACCTAATGTCTTCCATGCGACTGATTCAAACTCATCTCCAACAGTTGCTGCGTCAGTCAATACGAATGTAGATCCGTTTTCAGCAGCGTAGTCTGTACCGTTTATAATACGAACACCGTTCTGATAAACGTCAATGAATCCTTCTGAATATCCAGCAGATACTGTGAAAGTAGTTTGACCTTGTGTAGCAGTATGTGTCTGTCTTGATGTATATGTTGTTGCAGCAACACCAGTTAGGATAACGTCAGCAACACCGTTTGAAATGATGAAGTCATCAAGACCAGATCCTCTGAACTTGAACGCTGTAACTAAACCTGAGTGACCAGAAGCAGTTTGAACACCAACTAAAGGTATTAGACCATCATCAGAGTTTCTTAGATCTCCTGCTGTGATCTGACCTGTGACAGATGCAGTACCGTTTACAGATAAACCAGTTAGTGTACCAACATTAGTAAGAGAAGAGTTGACAACGTTAGCACCAAGAGTGGTTGCACTCAATGTCTCTACGTTGTTTACCTTGTATACCTTACCAGATGCAATGTTTAGGTTCTCAGAAGATCCTAGATTGTCACCAGTTGCTTCAAAATTGAATGTCTTGTTACCTTCACCAGATACGATAGTAATACCACCACCGTCAGCAGCAGCATCGTTAGCAGCACCTGTACCCAACTCAAGGTTCTTATCATCCACTGTCATAGTGGTAGAATTAACCGTGGTTGTTGTACCGTCTACTTGGAAGTCACCAGCGATTACAACCTTACCTGTATTATCACCTACACCCGCAGGGTCAAGAGTGATTGTAGCAGGACCTGAGATTGTATCTGATGTAACTCTGATTGCTGATCCTTCAGCACCAGTATGGAATGCAGAAGCAGTAACTGTGCTTGAAGCATTTACAGTTCCAGTTATACCTAACTGTGATCCGTTGAATGTTAGATTTCCACTGTCTTCAAGTGCACCACCAGTACCAGCGATAACAACACGGTTATCTGTTAGGTCAGAGACTGTAGCAGAACTAAGTGTAGTTTCTCCACCGGCAATGTTTGCACCACCGTCAGCATCGATTGCTCCATTGATATCTACAGTACCTGTAAATGTGGAAACACCGGATACTTTGAGTTGAGTTGAATCAACAAATCCAAGTGTAGCAATACCAGTTACATTTACAGCAGCGAATGTAGCACCTTGTCCACCACCAAGAACATAGTTCTTGACTCGTGACATCGCAGTCTTTCTATTAGTGCCACCAGCACCGTCATCAACAACAAGTAAGTCACCATCTGTTAAGTCAGCACCGATATCAGTACCACCGTCTATATCAAGTGTTGAGATAGGTGTTGTACCACCAGTCAATCCTGCACCAGATCCAGTGAACTGTGTAGCAGAAACTGTACCTGTTACGTTAGCACCACCAGAAGCGATTGTAACTGTGTTAGCGAAGTTAGAGGTGGAATCTACATCCAATGCTCCTGTAACTGTCAGACCAGCACCAATGACTGCTGTAGTAGACTTGAGGAATGTGGCAGTTGTAATACCACTGACGTTTATAGCACTAAAGTTAGCACCTTGACCGCCACCCAAGACGTAATCTTTTATTCTTGAAGCGTCTACCTTTCTATTGGTACCGCCACCACCATCATCTACAATAAATTCGTCAGCATCAACTATAGCAGCACCTATATCAGTACCACCATCTATGTCTAATGCACTTAGAGGGAATGATCCTCCATTGAATCCTGAACCTGTATCCCAAGTTAGGTTTCCACTTCCATCACTTCTTAGGAAACCACCTGATGTAGGTGCACCTGGAAAAATGTATGTTTGATTATCAGCCAGACTTGCTGGTGATTTGATTGTTATGGCATTCGTGCCATTGTTTGTTCCTTCTACTAGGTTGACACCAGAACCAGCTGTTGTGGTTTCTCTTGTCCAATACCTTGCAGATCCAACTATTTTGTTACCATTACTGGTGGAGTTTACACCGACAAACAAGTCAAACTTGTCTACGGTAAAACCCGGTTCACCAGCTTGTAAATTGGGTAAATCAACTAGATTACCCCTTTTAAACTTTAAAATAGGTGCGGGCATTTTTTTATACTACTCTCCTAGAGTATTGTGTTTATAACATTCTCTATTGGTATGTACCTTTCAAAAAAGCTGTAGAGACAGCATTATATTACTATTTAGAAACTACCAGCGTCTAAATCTATTTCATTATCCAATCTATCTGCCATTTCTGTTTCAATATATCCTAAGGAATCTGATGATAATCCTCCAGCAGCAGGTGCTCCACCTGGTACTGTTCCTGATCCTACTGCTGCGTCCACTACTTCGTCAGGATTCACAAATTTGAATGATGATGAAGGTGCATCGTATACTAATACAAACCTATTTGTACTTGAAGTTAGGTTAGTTATGTTAACATCAGATAGTTCTGATAGTCTTTCCACGTCGGATCCTCCTCCTGAACCGCCACCGCCTCCTAATTTTACCTTGAGACCAGATGCATTAGAAAGGGATGACCCCTTCCCTATGCGAACATGAAAGCTACTGTTTGCAAGGCGAACTCTCATTAGGATACAGTTCCGTTTACTTGTGCTTGACCAGTAATTACCTTAGTCTTCTTACTGGTAGTGTCATTGGTTACTATGACATCATAGTTATATCTGCCAGCAGTAATAATACCTGTCTGTGCATTAGTCAATGATAAAACTATTTTTCCTTCAGTAGGTGTAGCACCAAAAGTAACACCAAAACCAATATAACCTTGTGATTCTGGATGCTTCCTCATCTTACCGTCAATACTATGATTGAGTAAATTGAGGTCGGAACCGTTTGCATCTGTCACAAAAAATGTGGCAGAGAAATCAGTCCCCTGTTCAACTTGTATATTTACAACTGGGACTGCCATCAGGAAATAGTATATTCAGATCTATTTATTCAGCAACATCTGTTTTATAACAATGATTTCAGATTCAAGGTGCTCTATCCTCTGCTGCTGCATCTCAATTATTCTCTTTTGATTCATATATTTCTGATAACCAGTACTATCAGTTGAGACTATAGCCTTAGTCTTTGGATCTCTCTCCAGATTCGGATGATCCTTCACTTTGATCCTTTTTTTCATTTTTGATAATTGGGTAAGTTTCATCTAGGGTTCCCTCAAGAACCTCTGCTGCTAAACTCCAAGCATTAATTGGCATTTTTCTTCTCTGCTTTTCTTATAAGTTTAGCATAAAGAACATCAGATGCAGTATATTGATCTGGATGTTTCTTTGCTTTTTTTATAAGTCTCTTTGCTGTCTTCTTTGGTGCTTCTGTGCACATACTATGCTACTGCGATTGTACGGAAGTCCATTAGTTCGGGAGACTCAGATTGATTCGTTGAGTTGAATACAACCTTGATTTGGAAGGCAGTAAATTGTGGTAGATTATCTACAGTGTACTCGTACTCTACAAACTGATTATTCAAACTAGCTGGAATTTTCTTATCAGACTGTCCATCATTATTGTCTGGATTTAGAACATCTCCGGCAGAATCTAAATTCTTGAAGCCAGGAAATAGTTCATACTTCTTATCAAACGTTGATGTGTCTGCTCTCTTCAAGCGATAAAGAACTCTCATGTCGGCACTAGGTGGACGCATCGCTGCAAACAACACCTTGAGTGATGATGATGGGTTTTCTAATCCAATCTCCTTTGTCTGATATGCAAAGTCATGTGGATCTTCTAAGAGATTTGATCTGTTATCTGTCTTGAAATTTACGATAGGTCTATTGATACGATTTGATTCTGTAAGAATAGAACTTGCAAATACGTTGATTGAAGGTGAAACATTGGTATCTTCAGTTGTCAATGTCGCTTCAAATGTGAATGATTTGGCACCAGGTAATGGAAGGATTGTTCCCTTCGCTTGCTCTACTTCCCTAGTAGCAATCATTCTTGTTGATCCAAGATTAGTTTTACCGAATAGAGAGATATCTTGGAATCCCTTATCTAAGTAAGGTGTTTCTATACCACCAACACTCTTACCCGTGATAGTTCTTACCTTACCAGTAATCTTAGTAGCAACAGGTACACTGTGATTGATATTAGGATTTACTGTATCAAATATAATATTGGAAGTTGCTAATCCTCTAGTTCCACCACCAACTTTATCTTTATTGAACAGTTTAGTTCCACCGATCTTGACATAGAAGTGATCAAGTGAGATCTGATTTGGTATAGAATTTGTATCGGTTATATTATGTGTCTTGTTTATCTTACGAAGAGATATACCAGACAACTCATATTTCTGCACTGGATCATTGATCGCATGATCACTAGCGAGACTACTATCGACACCACGTAGTATTGTGCCCGATAGAACATTGGTTCCAACTGAGGTATATTCTATAATCTCATCCCCAACCAGAGCGTATCCAGGATTACTTGCGGAAACTTGAGAACCTTCAAAGAAGTTGAATCCAGCAGAACTTGCCACGGAAACAATAGATGTCACACTAGCAGCGTATCCTACAGTAAGTTTTGATGGCACTGAATCACCAGTTAGATTATCAAATGTCACTACAGATCCAATATCATGATGACCATGATTTGGATGATATACCTTGAAGTGTTGTCCATCATACTCATTAGAGTCCACTGTTACTGCTGTAGGAATGATAGCATTCTGGGCTGATGCTATACCAGCTCCTCCACCAGAAGAAGGTATGATAGTGATAGTATCAGAAGTATTGAAGTCTGCACCAGAACAGTTTGTAAGTTGTAGTGCATTAGTTACAGTGGTAACACCAACAGTAAGTATCAAGTCTTGACCCAATCCCTTAGAACCTAAGTTTGCAGTCAAGGTATCACCTACATTATATCCTTTACCTGTATTGTCACCCTTGATAGTTGCCTGTGTGATGACACCAGATGATACGGTTACAATACCTATAGCACCAGTTCCCTTACCTGTGATAGCAGAGAGTGTTACTTCGTAGTTGTTGTCTTCGTATCCTGCTCCACCGTTGGTAATTGAGAGTGAGTCTTCTGCTTGTGAGATTGCAGAGAGTTTTGCACCAACAATTCCTCTTGCTGTTGTATTATTTGATTGCGATATAATTGTTCCTTCTGTGATGAACGGAGTGTCAGTTCCCGATCCAAGTCCGATAAAGACTTGTTTTGAGAAAGTTTCAATTGGGTTTTCTCCGAGTTTATTTCTTTCATTGTACTTTCCTAATTGTGGGTTGTAAAGTCTTACAGTACCATTACCTTCTACAAATTTTGCTTTGTAACTTGTGTATTTCAAGTCTTCTAATTGCGAAGCAGTCCATGTAGTATTACTTTGTGCTTTGAATAGTGAACCCTGTGTAGGCTGTTTAGATACAACAACTTGCTGGAATTGACTGAGATTAGCAGTTGTAATATCATTCTCACCAACCTGTGATATCCATGCATCATAATCAGCAGATGGAGATCCGAGATAGAATGCATAGTCACCACGTGGTAGATAAACAGGTGCAGGAAATTGGAATTTAGTTGGAACTGTTCCATCATCAGATATGTTGACCTGAGATGGTTGTAACTCAACCTGACTATTCTTCATTATCTTTTGAGATGGGAAACCATTCTCAAGAGTAACTATATGCACGTTTACTGGAATGACTTCAGACTTACTTTGGAAGAAGAAGTCGATACCAGTCATGAATATACCGTTATCTTCGATAACTTCAAAACTCTGTGCTAGTGGGTCGTCATCATGACCTTGTTCTTGTATTATATTTGTTGTGTTATTAATGTTAGTAATATTGTTGGTAATATTAGTAATATTGTTGATGACAGGCACAGGAAGGTTTGGTTCTGTCCTTATGACAGTTGTTTCTGTGATCTCAAATCCTTCAGAGAAGAACTCTTGCTCTGCGTTCGATATGTTTTTACCAGGTATTCTGTTCTCTGGTTTTACTTGCGTAATCAATGCAATATTAGAACCATCTTGGAATGTACCCGATGGGATGTAGTAACAACCTTGTAATGTTCCAACGTCATCACTAACTAATCTGACATTAGATACAGTTGCTTGTGCTCCACTATTCTCACCGATCAAAGTCATGCCATTGGTGATGAATCCGAAGAAGTTACCATCTGATTTCTGGTTCAATGACGCACAGTCAACGTTCAATACTGTTGCTGTCTCAGAATAAGAAGATGATAATCCAACTGTAGGACTGTATGGGTTTACAGTATATGATATTTGAGGACTAGCAAAAGGACCTGCTTTATGATTTGGTGTACAGAGTCTGAATCTAATATCCTCACCCTGACTTGCGTTCTGTGTTGATATAGCAAGACCTCTTACTGTCTCACCAACTTCAAATGAACCACTGACAGGTGTTACTTCTAATAGTTTTGGTACGATATATGAGTTAGTGTCAATCATATCTGTACCAGACCAGTAAGCGTAATGTCTAGTGTCAGGTTTTAGAACAGTTACATTGAACTCAACATTCTGCTCACGCATGAATGGTTGTGGTTCAGTTTGTGCATAGAAATCATTAGCAAAACCCTCACCTTGTGTTATGGTTACTTGATTTCTATCAATATAAACATCTTGCTCTGGATCAAGATGTAACCTACCATTCCAATCCCTATACATGTATGGGTTTACACTTTCAAGACGTGTAGCAAATGGTTGATTTCTATCTTGTAACTCTGAGTAATCAAGAGTAACTAAATTACCAGTCTTCTTGATGTTAGGTGAACTTAGGTCACTAGCATATCTAGGATCTACTGTAGGATCAGGTGCACCAGTCAAACCTACTACAGTGTTTGACCCCATAAGAAGATCAATAGAATCACGATGTTTCTTAGCAGTAAGTTTACCACCATCAACCTCAAATTTTATCAATGTCTGTGTCTTATCTGCTATATCATAATTGTTGAATGGATCTACAACAAAACCGTTCTTAAATCTGTCAAGACCAGTTGTTGGATCTTTGATAGTAAGTGCAGATGTCTTAGTCTCAAGAAGTGATAGAGATGTGACTTCTTCTAGTGTCTCTATTCTAGTTTCTAACTTACCAATATCTTTCATTGTATAGCGTCTATTCGCTTTATAATCAATCCTGACCGAACCACGTGCATTATAAACATATGGTGTATACTCAATCTCTGCTAGTAAGAAACTATCATTGATTATATCAGGCAACACAGGGTTTTCGCTAGGTGTACCCTCTACAACAGTGAAACTACTGTTAGGATTGATGTATAATCTATCCTTTCTACCAAGATAGATGTCATAATCAAATGTTATATTCTCATTGCTTTCTAAAATAGCACATGATTGACCAGTAGCACTGAAGTCTCTTGAAGCAAACTCAAATGGAGATCTAGAACCACTGTAGTTAGCAACACGTGGACGCAAATCTATGATATCAGTATTTCTCTGAGCACCTAATGAAGGAACTGTATCATATTCTGACTTTTCATAAGATGATGCTGTAACAAGATCACCAGAATCCTCAGAATTTATAACATAGTGATCCATATAGATCTTCAATCTACCATTTGGTTCAGCAGCAGTTGCTTTTCTTACTAGACGTCCGAAGTCAAGATACTCATCTCTCTGACCATTATCTAATAAGAAGTTTGAGCGAATGTTAGGATCGCCAGGTGCCACAATAGATATGTTTGCTTTTACACCAGAAGTGTCAAATGATATCTCCTCGGTCTCTATGAATGTCTTAGAGTTCTTTACACATATTTCTACCCCATCTGTTCCTGAACGTCCTAGAACGTACGCTGCACACCCTGAGGACTTACCTATACCTACTTCACCAACAATAATATCTGTGTTATTGCTACTAGGACCTGTGAAGGATGCCATAGTAACCGTTGGAATTGTTGGATTACCTTCATTTGATGATTCAAATACAGCATGAACTGCAACAACATCAGGAACGTCTAATGATATCTCCCTATCTTGTACTCTCTTACCATATACAGCACTCGATGTAAGACCAGAACCATCTCCAGATGCACCAGCATTCTTAGAACCAGTAACTGATAATTCTCCTGACTTTGTAAGTGTTTTTGATTTAGATGTGACTTTAGACTTTTGTTTAGTTACATGTACATCAACATTAGATGATTGACTAGCAGTCAAACCAGATATAGTTGCACCCTTACCACCATTAGTCAATACAAATTGATCAGATGTTAGATCTTCTACACTACCATCATTATACATGATGTTATATCTTTCCTCATCAAATCCTGCATACACAAATTCTGTACCTACCAATGAAGGCAGATCCATTTGACCTCCACTGTTAGATGTTAGATTTACTACCTCTTCACGAACAAAGAGAGTAGAATCAGTAAGGTCAACAGATGCAACATAGTTGTGTGGCATATCTGCCGATAGGAAAGCATCTTTTGATTCTCTTAGTAGACCAGCAACAACTTTTACTCCACTAACTGCAATAGCACCTGTTGGAAGTGTACCATCGCATACATTAGATACGTCAGCAACGTCATCTACAGTTGCAGTTAGACCAGTAGCAGCTATAGCAGTAACTTTATGGTAACAAGGAAGATTTACACCACTCTGAGTGTATTCTATGATATCACCAACCTTCAAGAATTTTGCCCAACCTGTACCACTAGATGATAATGTGCTTACACCACCAGATGGAGCACTGATTGAGAATCCTCTAGCACCATAATCTGTTTTTGTCTCTAGTAAAACGTCAGCAGTAAATGTTCTACCACCACCAGATCCTCTGATTGATTTTACATTAGATATATCATACTCTGTAGTAGCAGTTATGATAAGACCTTGAGTTACACCATTTATTATAATTTGTTCACCATTTACAAACTTACCAGATGTTTCAGATAGTGTCAGTGTTGCTGTATTAGAAGCATCAGTCTTTAGCATACCTCTAGCACCAGATCTAGAACCTTCTATAAGTGCGGGAGCATTTTGAGTTATTGCTTGGTTGATTGTGATTGATGTATCAGTTACGATATCATATAAGAACAACTCATATACTGATGAATTGTTGCTGTATCCGGAGTTTTGAAGTTTATAATCATATACTCTTGCTTGACCAATTACATTACCAACAGAGTTGGATTTAGTGGTTTCTAGTCTTGCATCTCTAAGTTCTACAGTATCTGTAGTGTTCATTTTGATTTGAGCACCAGATAATACATTGTTTAGTCTAAGTCTATTTCCTGCTACGAAAGGTATTGCTCTTGTCTCAATAGTCTTGGTAGTTCTGGGTTTTACAACATCAACAAATGCATTACCCATAACTTGTGTCTCATATCCCTTCACAAATGCTTTACCGGGACCTATGCGGAGACATAGTAAATCTCTTGATGGTTTGTTTCCATCCTCTGTTAGTTGATTTGCAGTAAACTGACCGAAGGTAGAGTACCTATCATTGAGACATTCTTTTGCTTCTATATCAAACTTAGTAACATAATAGTTTCCACTTTCATCGTATGTACGACGTGCAAACTCCTTTGCCAACTCAGAATATACAGTTCTATCAACCAGATGTCTTACTTCACCTTCTTGTGATCTTAATAATTCAATGAAGTTCTCATCATTAAAGTCTGTTGTAAGTTTCTTAGTAAGTTTTAGTTCTATCTTCAGACGATCAGAACCAGGTGCAGTAAAGTTACTAAATCCAGCAGCGTTATCGTATAAAGTATCATCATCTACAGCAGTTACAATAGTCTCTACAACATTGAAACCAACTCTATAACTTGGAGTATTAGAATACTGATCTAAAATCATAGATTCAGTTTTTACTTCTACGAAAGCACCCCTAGCAAAGAATACGCCTCTGACAATTGTAAAAGCACTACCAGTACCAGTGGCATTTGAAGTAGTCGCAGTAGCAAAGTCAGATCCCTCTTCAATTGTAGTTACTCCATAAGTGAAAGTAGATAATGTAATCAGATTTTCACCATCAAGGAATGTATCACGAGTCAAATCATCAGAACTACCCTCATACTTTATATAAAGAGTAGTTGCTTGTTCTACAGATTCTGTTTGTGATAATACCTTTACAACCTTTGCTGTAACACCAGAGTCCTTACCTTTGATACGTAGTCCAACAAGAAATGCGTAATAACCTTCTACAGGAACACCAAAAAATGTAGATTCGATTTTTACGTAATCGTAGTTGAAATCATACTTAAATTTACCAGGTATAACTATCGACCCTTCTTTGAATATATGTTTTCCAAACTTCTCTATTTGCCCTTGCAAAATAGATTGCAAAGTCGTTAGTTCTCTTGCCTGAACGGGAGTTCCGGGTTTGAATAAAACTTTGTTATAATTCTTTTCAGAATCAAAATCGTCGAAATATGGACTGACGTTTAGGTTGGTGTTCTGTGGCATCTTATTAGAATTCTAAGATAATTTTAATATCTTCACGTTGATTGGTTGCTCTAGTCACTTCTGGTCTATTATCAAGGTAGATAATATCTCCTGAGTACTTTTTGATCTCTGGGGAAGCAATACCAGAGGTAAATGTTTGACCGAAATAATATGCTCTATTGTTTACATTAGTGGAAACTCCTGTAAACGTATTGTCAATAGCAAGGGTTTCTGTGCCCCCTGTTGTTTTTACAACGACGTTCAAACTCCCGCCTGTAGCAGGGGAAGCCGTGAATCTATTTAGTGCAAATTGGGAAAGGGAAACTGAGTCACCAGAGGCAACTGATCTATCCTGCCAATACTGCAATACCTGAGTTGCTGGATCGTAGTTCACGATTCTACCTAAAGCAGTAGCACCTGTTCCTACAGTTTGACTTACAATACCATCAACCTCAACGGTCATTGTTGTTGATGCTGCACCAGCAAGTCGTAATCCATAAACCCCAGTAGCACTAGGATCTGTCAATAAATTCGTACTACCATTGACTTCAGGATTTTTAATAATTCCAATTCTTGCAAATTGGTTTCCAGTTGGGAAGTCAGGGTTAGTTACATCAGCATTTTCAATTCTACTGTATACAAGAACCTTGTTAGATCCTAGTTCACGATAGATGTCAGAACCATGTCCGCCAGGTGGTGGTATGATAACTGTGAAAGATGCTCCTGATCCTGTAACTACAGCATCTAAATCTAGAGTAGCAAAGGTGTATCCTGAACCACCATTAGTTACCTGAACAGAACTTGGTTTACCATTAGTAAATGTCACTGATGCTAAACCACCAGAACCATCACCTCTGATAGGAACATTATTTTTAGTACCAGTAAACTGATATGAAGCACTTGATATATCGTCTATCGTAATAACTTCAATCTTTCCATCTACAGAAGCATTCTTTACATCTGCTGTGTCAGTAGAAGTTTTCCAGTTTGCTGGAACTGGTATAAAGTCTGCACTATCAAATTTTATAATGTCACTAGGTTTGATTGTGAAAAGATACTTCCAAATATATCCATCACTCTCAAGTCTAGGTTGCAAATCAGTATGAAGGGGTTCTTGTAATGATATAATTCCATTCCCAGAGTTGGAAGGGGCAGCACCATTGTAAATGCACTCATAGATTCTGAAATCTGAGTTAATAACATAGTAATTGCTATTATATAAACTTGTGGAGCTTGTTTGAGGTGTTGTATTATTGATGCTGTAATCATGTCTATACATCTCGTAGATAGAACCAGTAGTCCATTCTTTTTTTCTTATAACTCTCAATACATCTGCTGAATTTATCTTCTTCGCACTAATCAAAGTATCATAAACATTATCATGTTCATCAAAATTGTCAATCGGGGAAGGAGTATTGGTGTTCCAGTCAGATGCTACAGTAGTTGCATTAGGTAGTCCTATGAAAACATAGTAAGAATTGGCAGTGGTTGATATACCACTAACAAAATTCTCAGCATTCAACACTCTTATCTGATCAGTTATAATCGCTGGCATTTACCTATTTAATTTCTATCAACCTATTTATGGATAATCCACAAGTAATTTTTCATCTCTAATGACTTGTGGTGCAGTGGATAGACCAGTAACACCATCTAAAGTATTGACAGAGAAGGATGTTCCTATAGATCCTGTGACCACTTTACCCCAAGAATAAGACCCGTAATAATTACCTATATCACTGCTGAGACCTGTAAAGTTTAGTCCATGACCTGTCTCAATATTAATATGGACTTTGACTATCTGTGCTGTGACATCTTCTATGTCAGCAATCTGATAAACTCCATCAATAAATTCAGTTGCAATTCCAACAGTCGCATTATCAGCAGTATTTTTAGATGTTAATCCAGTACCAACATTTGATCTACTCACCACCATATAATCACCTGTACTGATACCAGTTTTTGTCAAACCACCAAAACGAGTGTTTCTTAATTGGTTATCTGTTGGTAAATACAGATGCATTGATAGTCTTGATGCTGCTGTACCGACACCTATGATATTACCCTCATCTCCAAAGATATTTGCAGATGTTTGTTTATCAATCTTCATCTCAAATGTAGTAGAACCAAATCCAGTTTCAAAATTATCATCTATAATCTTGACTGCAAAGTCTGTGGTAGGAGAATAACCAGTATTTGTCTCAGTTTTCTTGAATGCTAATGCACCACCGATTACATACGCTGTTGAGTCACCAACATCCACTGATTTTATCAATCTTGTAGCAGGGAATATTCTTGGTTCGTAGATATCTCTTGATTTACTTACTTTTACACCTTCAATGAACAAGTCGTCTTGTTGTTTAGACCACATAACTGGTCTTCTTGGTATTTTTGTAGCAGATATATTGACACCCTTATAGTTTGTAGTCTGTAAGGAGTCTCTTGATAAGATACCTCTGACCACTCTCTCGTCTTGTCTCTTGATTGTAAGACCATCACCAGTTTTGATTGATTCTAGTGATGATGTTGTGGAAATATCTTTATCAGTACCTCTGTAGAATAGTATTTGACAGACAGAACCCTCAACTGGTGGTTCTAAAAACTCTATTTGTGTACCACCTTCAAATTTATATGCCACACCTGGTTTTTGTAGTGTGTCATTTACAAATATCATCAGTACATCTTGTAAACTTAGGATGCTTCCTTCAATTTTTTCAATACTAATTGTTACGTTGTCCTCTTTTAGAGTGAATATCTTCTTTCTACCATCAAATAGATCGGATATATCATCAAGAACTTGTAATTTACCAAATACAAACCCAGTAAACTCATCATCTGCTGTATCAACAACAGTAAATTGTGCTGCTGAAAAGTCAGAACCATAAGATGATATGGTTGGTATACCCACTACATTCAAATACTCACCAGTTGTGTATCCAAAACCAGGATTTTGTAGTCTAAATCTTGAAATACTATTACCAACACCTATTTCAACTGCAATAGATGCACCTATACCAGTGCTTGCACTCTCCAATCTTATGTCATCATACTGACCTGGCAGATATCCTAGTCCTTCTGAGTTAGAAACAGATACCAATATACCTTTTCTTGGAAGTCTGTTAGCATTTACATCATCATCTGATAACACCTCTGTAACGCCAGGTGCTTCATTACCAGTAAATCTCACAGACGTAATACCTGGTGATGGAGAACTCAAGAAATTATAGTCTACCTCTGGTTTCTGAAAGATATTGTTTATCAATATAGCACCAAAGTCGCTAGTGATACCAGTGGTATTATTACCTTCTTCTGTAAGTGTGAATGTCTTTCCTATACCCGTAAAATTCTGTGATATATCATCTAATATAACATTACCAGCATAGTCAGATCTGATAAATTGTCTACCATGGAAAGAAGAACCTTCTAGTATATCAGCAACAATTAGTTTATGAGTTCCTATACCAGAATTTGATAGAGTTATAGCAGCACCAACTAATGCCTCACCTTTTGTAGCAGCAAAAGAAAAGTTGTTTGCAGCATTTGTTATGATGAAGTAATCATCGTTAGCAACTAACGGTACTGGTGGGTTCAAACTTCTAATTTTTACCTTTGTACCAGTCTGGAATATTTCAGTCAAAGCACCAAATGTATTACCAACAAAATCACTAGAGTCAATACCTACAGTTTGTCTTGTACCACCAAATGGAACATCAGCAAATGTTATCTTATCATTCACAATATTATAATCACCAAAAACTAACTCTACAGTATCACCAACAGAGTGTCCCTGCTTTGTAGTACCCATCCAGTTTCTGTCTAGTAATAATTTATTCTGCACACCATTGAAATGTAAAGCAGCGATACGAACTATTTCATTGTCAATTTGTAAAAGATCATACTGCTTCATGAATGATGCATCAGCAACATTCGCTTCACGGTTTGCTATTGATACTAATGTAGTTGTAGCACCATTTCTTTTATAAACTGGTGATTGTATGATATCATCAATCGCTATTACACACTTTGAATTCTTATCTATTGATGTAAATGTATGAGTTACACCAGCACCTACAGTTGTCAAACCAATGGGACTTCCTGCTTTTGCTAACGCCTTTGTTGCAGCAACCCGAAAATTATTTTCACTTACTTTGATTACAAATACATCTTGTGGTAATGTTGTCGCAGCACCAACACCATTTAGACCATGTTGTATTCCTATTGGACTACCAGACAAGTCTGTGTCTGCTTGATATTTTACTTGCTCACCAGTTACAAAAAAATGATTTTTGATAACAAAAGAATCGTCACCTAATAATACTTCTGAGTTATCTGATCCATCAAATTTCTTATGAAATAAAGGATCACCATCATGAGTCAGATTGAAAGACTGTACAAAAGTCTCTGACTCTGTATTGAATTGCCTATTTACGGAACCTAATTGAAATGACATTAGCTGAGTGTTATCGTGTTGTCGTCTGCGACGTTATCTGGTTTGTCTATTCTTATTTCAGAAACTCTCACAACATATGCTTTGCTTGCTGCTGGAGTAAATCTTAAGAGTGCATTGTTGCCACTAGCAACCATGTTTATAGCACGTATGTCCCGTTTCGCATTATCTGCTGTAGACAGATTATTATAAACGTTGAAGTTGATACGACTATCAAAAGCATTCGCTGCCACATTGAAGCAAGAATACTTACTGTCAGTAGTATTATGTATTTCTACAAAATACTTGAATGATGTAAAGTTATTATAAGACTTAGTTGATAAGGTTGTTTCTGAAGGACTACCAGAAGCAGATATCTCTGTTCTAGTTGCATGCAACTGAGCGTCTCCAATATCAATATTATCAACACTGGCACCTGTAGCAGTTGTTGCTACACCAACCATAGTGGTCAATGTCTGTACTGTTACTGCTGTGTTAGCGTTAGGTGTATACCTAAGTTTGATTACACCAGCGTTCTGTATAACATCAAAATTACCTATCTTATCTCCACTGTCCATGTTACCAAAGTCAGTGAATAGCATACCAGCACCATTTGCTAAGAAGTTGTATTCTTCAATCTCCTTATCATCAGCACCAGTGTGAACAACTATGATGTTACCAGACTTGAATTCTGTTGAATCAATATCTTCTAATGTCACAGTTGATGGACTTGCATTTGCTGCAAATACAGAACTTACACCAGACTTGACAATGTTGGAGTATGAGGTAGTTCCTGTGCTAACCTGCTTACCTATGATTTCCTTGTAGAAAGTAACATCATAAGTCAAGGTAGTATTATAAGGACTGAATGATACAGAGATGATATTACCATTCTGCTGGAGTATAAACTCACCAAGATCAAACGAGTCAGACAAGTCTGAATATTGGTTGAGATAAGCATCGGATCCATTATGGAATACAGTAAATTCACAATACTGTGTTGTGTTATATGCTAACTGTAATGCAGCATCAAGCACAACCTGTGCATGATATTTGATTGCTTGAGGACCTGAAGGATTGGCAATATCAAAAGCATCAATTTCAACAACCCTCAATAGGTTAGGATCTGAGTAGAACTGTGGTGAGATATCATCTATCTCTAGTACACGGTTAGTCAGACATACAAGTGATTGATCAAATCTAGTAGACTTGAACACTACTTCATTACTTACAGATAAGTCAGGAGCAGGGTTCTCGTACACAAGATCGTAGTCATGATAATTCTTGAGTGCACCCTCACCGTCTATAAGAACAACAGATGCAGAAGCAGTTCCTATGGCAACGATACCGTTAGCAGTGCTACCAAGACCTACAGGTACAGATGATATAAGGAGATCAGAGTGCTTCTTGAATCCAGCAGGGTGTGCAAGTGAATCAACTGGTTCACCCCATGATGATATACCAACCTGAGATCTTAGTGAATATGCAAACTGCTGATAATAATCATTGTCTTGTATTCTTTGATCTCTATTAGATAATTTACCAGTATCTTTTTCCCATCCAAATGGTTTACTGTGGAATACACCTACATCAAATGATCCTTCATAAGCTGCTAGTTTATCAATAGTACCACCAGCATTTGATAACTGACCTATGAGACTGTCGCCTGTACTGAATCCAACTATATTGTCAACACGTAGAACGTTTCTTGATTTACCCTCTCCAGTAATAACCTTTGATATCTTTCCTCTAGATGTAATGACAGTCTCACCTTTGAAGAACTCACCTTCTTTTAGACCAACATCAAACTTAGCAACATCTTTCTCATTAGATACTGAACCATATGTGGCAAGATCATAATTACCAGGATCTATATCTACATCATATTGTATAGTTGCTTGATTGACTAATCCAGTCGCTTGATTGACTGTTTTTAGTGTAAAGAACTCATATCCATAAGTTGACGAATTGTATCCATGACCTGTTGTTACACCTACGTTCTCAACAAAAACTCTATCATTGATTGAGAATGGTATAGGATTAGTTGCATCATATCCAGTGCTTGGTGTCTGTAGTGTAACAGTAACTGTAGGAGCACTATATGTGACGGTAACAATACCAACACCGTTAGTATTATTGACAGAGAATAAACTGTTATCACCACTTCTCAAGTTACCACCACCACTGATTACCTGTACATCAGATACTGATGATCCACTCAACTTTGCTCTAAATTGAGTTAGACTATTTTCTTGTTTTGTTTTAGTATTGAATAGAACAAGGTCAGGTGCAGTTAGATACTTACCACCTGTAGATGTAATTGCTACAGTGTCAACTGAGAAGTTATCTTTTAAGAATACAACCTGTGGCATTGCTGCCTGTGGTTTCAATGTCTTATCAGAAGGATAATCAAAACCAATGTCTAAAAGTTTGACTTCATCAAGTCTACCAATATCATTTCCCCTTGCTTCTACAAGTGCTGACTTACCAGTTGTACTCGCTACTGAAACTTGAGGTATATCTTTGAACCCTACACCACCAGACACAAGTTGCACTTGTGCTATAGGACCATGATCATTCTGTGAATTAGTTGTATATGACATCACAGCAGTGTTAGTAGTATAACCTACTCTTTCTGCTTCTTGATCTATAAAGTAATCAAAGGAGTTGCTGGTCACTGAGCTGATTGTACCCTTACCAGTAAACTCACTAGGTATAACAATTATCTTAGTGAAATCATCAATATCTTGATTAGTCTCAATAACTTTTGATATGTCCTGAGATGCTAGTTTGTAATATACAACATTAGGTGCTTGTGGTGTAAATCTTATAGATGCTTTACCACCAGCTTCACCATGTGCTGCTGTATATGTAATCTCCATAGTAGAAACACCAGATCCTACAAATTGCTTCTTGAAATCTTGATCTTTGTAGAACTCTAATTTAGTATTCTGTAGTGAAGCATCAGAAACATCAAATTCTAACAAGTCACCTTCTCTAACCTTTATAAGTGGGTTGATAGATGAACCTATACTTACAAATCTAGTAGCAGAATTATAAGACATAGCAAGAGAACTTGTGCCAGTAGAGACCACTGATAAGTCAATGATATCAAGGGGTCTCAAGGTATGCTCTTCGTTAGTTGTAGCAGTAACCTTGACAATGTCTATATCACCTGTGATTTGTCCTCTGACAGTTTGGAAGAAGTGTGTGTTACCAATACCAGTCTGGTCTGGATAGAAGAAGACTCTTTCTGAGGATGATCTAATTCCAGCAACAGTTGTTACGATACCCACTAAGTTTTGATCTATTACATATCCATATACTTCTGATGGTAGGGGTGCAGTCCAACCAGATGCAGTACCAACACCAGGTGCTTGATATGTAAGAGTTGTACCAGCACCAGGTGAGTATGAAAGTTTCTCACCATGCTGAATACTATGTCTTGGTAAGAAGATTGTTTGTGTTGGTATCTTACGAGTACCAAAGTCTAATGTTGTTATAGTATGCCCTATACCAGCACCAGCAGAGAGTCCTGCACCAACTACATTCGGTGCATCAAAGTAAACTGTATAATCTACGGGAGTTTCTGGACAACCTGAAAGTGGGAATGTAAATTCATTTACTAACTTCTCAACTTTACTGAATACAGTATGTCCTGTACCAGCAGTTCCATTTTGTATTCTTAGACAATCTATCTCATTCTGTAATTTGTCAATACCAAATATCTTCAACTCTTCATGATCAATTCTGATAATATCATTTACTTGGAATTTGTTTACATCATCAACAAGTTTGATGCTGGTAGTAAGACCTGAGTTGCCACCACCACCTAATGTTTCTATAGCACTTGCAATTCCTGAGAATACTCTAGGAACTGTAATTCTATGCATACCCTGTATTACATCATGCTCGGTTCCAGATACATTTCTTATGTTTACATCTGTTCCAGTTAGGAATCCATGAGGTACAGTCGTTATACCTGTAATCTGTCCAGGAGAGTATATAAAAGTTGTGTCTGGTAACCGTTGTACTGTTGTCGTGATATTATTGAGTTGTGGTCCATAAATCTTGAGAACAGATCCAATTGCACCAAATCCATCGGTTCTTTCATTATCAAATAGTAGAGCGTCACCAACACGATACTCGCTACCGCCATCGATAAGATCAATTCCACTAACACTACCACTGCTTGCACGTATGATTTTGGAAGCGAGTTTTGTGTTCTTCTGAGAATTTGAGATAAACTCATAATCATTGATATTGTAAGGTTTGACGTTTCTAACTAAACCGTATGATACAGGATCTACATCTTGATCAAAATCATATCCTAGATTTAGTGGTTCAACTTTAGATTTGTATGAGTCACCCACTACATATGGGAATACTGGGACTCTAGCACGGTTGAATGGGTTGCCAGCATTAGCAACTTGAGATGGTTGAACAGTTGTAAAGTATGCATATACTCCATTTGGATAGTCTGGTGTTACACCAAATCTACCATTGTGTTCATCTAGATCTCCTTTACCAGGTGTGTATGTAAAATCTTCTACAAAGAATCCAGAAGGATATTCTGCAATAGAAGGTCCGTTAGTTCTTTCACCAGTCAACTTATCATAAGATGACTTGATGTAATCTAATCCACCACCACCATCAGATTCCTTATAAACGTGAGGACCGTAGATTGGATTACCATCATATGCCCAACCTAATATAGGAGAGTGGTCGCTACCATTATCACCTAAGTATGTTCTTAGATTACGTGGAACATAATAATTTACATATGGATTACCTAACTCAGAGTCACGTTGAACCTCATAAAATCCATCATCAGGCATGACGTCATTTATCTTAGCATATCTCTCTACCTGATTGACTGTCCACTCTTTTACGTTAGATGACAATATAGCACCATCACCAGGTGTTTCTGCCTTTACAGTTGTTGCTGTCTGTGTATAGTTTGCACCCTTCTCAATCATATTGATTGCAATTATCTTACCACCAGACACAACTGCTTTTCCTTTTGCTCCTACACCATCACCAGTAATAATAATATCAGGAATACTAACAAAGTTCTCACCGCCTGACTTGATTATAATTTGATCTATCTTACCATTGATAATGAATGGTTGTAAGAATGCCTTGTCACCTGTGACTGCTGTAACATCTGGTTTGAAGTCATCGTTTATAACTTTAGATCCAAAATCAGTTCCTTTATTGTTGACATGTGCTCCTATAATTTCACCACGTATCAATGGTTGTGCTGTAGCATTAAATGTACTGATTCCTTGTCTACCGTTGATAACAATATTGATGGGAGGATCTTGGAATGTATGTACACCACTACCTGTAGATGTTACATCAACATGATCTGAGAGATCCTGTAATGTTGATAACCTGAAAGAGTTTGCATCAATCTTTATAACATAATATTCTGAGTTATTGGTTAGACCAGCAGCAGCTCCTATAGATGAGGAGTACTTTATCTTCTCTCCTGATTCAAAACCATGTCTATCAATATTGATATGATCGATATAAGTGTTTATACCTGATATGGTCTCCAGTCTTCTATTGTAAAATGCACCAGAATTTTCTATACCAATTTTATCTACGGTAAGTCTTCTACGAGTTGTTTTTAATTGATGCAATCCACCACCATTCTGTGATATGGGAATAGTTCCTATACCAAGCAATGCTTCATTTTTTGACTCTGATAGGAAGAATTCGTGGTCGTTGATTTTTACAACAAAGTACGGAGATGTATCAACTAATGTACCAGGTGTGGTGCCTATACCTATAGGTGTACTACTATTAGTGGTGTATATAACCTCTTCTGTATCCACAAAACCATGAGGGTCTGAGAATACAAATCTATCAGTCGCAGTATTTACAATACCACCTTGTGAGGTGCTATCAAACTCCAATGTGATTGGAGCAATTTTCATAACTGCTTTTACAACTGCATCTTTATTGTTTCCACCTACGATTGATACTGATGGAGTCTCCAAATAATCTAAACCTGGTGTCTCTACAAGAACATCAGTAAGTTCTCCTTTCATTTGTGCTATGACAGATGCTCCGACCCCAGAATGTCCTACCTGTGATACAGATAGACTAGGAGGGTTTATAACATCATAATCTCCACCAGTGTTAAGAACATCAACACTTTCTAGTGTTCCAAAGTTTACAGTGTCTGTTGCCTTATATGAATATATCTCTACACCATTAGCAAATAAACCTACCCCACCCTGTTTAGTCTTCTCATGGTCATCAGCATATTCTGGTTTAGAGAATTTACGTAATAGTTTCTGAGCTCCTATTTCAGTACCATAAAAAATGTTTGGTGTAAGATTATGGATTGAGATAGATGCTAGATCTGTAGATGTAAATGCAGTTATGTACTTTGCACTTCTAATATTCTCAGGAGTATATGCAAGAGCAATACTATTTGGAGTAAGTCTCTTTATATAATATGACTCACCCACTGTAAGATTGGTGAGTTTATTTCCTAAAGATACTGTATAAGTAACAAGATCACCATCATAGTAATTGTGATCTGCAATATTGATTGTTGTGCCTAAGGATTCATTGACAGTATCAAATAATCTTATTCTTTTCTGTGGATTGATTGTCCAGTGAGGTAGAGAGTTGGAGGCAACAAATACATTATCTAAAGAGTCAGAGTAACTGTTCTGTATATCAGCAGAAGCACCAAGATTAGTCTTTATTTTTCTTCTTACAAAATATTCTTTGAATTCAGATAGCGTTCCACATGTTACAGATACTCTAGTATCAGACAATAGTGCTACAACTGTTCCATTTAGGATTACATCATCTATATCTACTATCTCTATCTCATCACCAAAGTACAATGAATGCTCTGCATTTAGAGTCAACTCATAACTTGATGAGGATAATGCTCTGAAAGTTACTACGTTGTATTTTGGGGATACGTTATGAATCCAACTTGACCATCTTAGACTATCATGTTCCTTTCCAACAGTCTTTACATTTATAGAACTATCTTCTACTTGATTTAGAGCAGAACCGTTGAATTTAGTAAGAGATCCTACTATCTCAACCTGTACTAAAGAGTCGTTATTGTATGCATAAGCATTAGTTCCTTGTGTAATTGTAGAACCTAATCCTATACTCGCTGTAGATGTTATACCCGTGAACTGCGTGTAGTTCTTCCCTGTATACGAGTAAGAAACGTTCCCAATATAGAGTTGACCTGCGGTGCTGAAACCCACAGTACTATCAACATTAATAACACTAGATCCAGATGGAGTACTTGATGTAACATAAGTTTTATTCTTTTGGACAAATTTTCCAAAGGTTGTTCCTTCAGATATAGCGAAACTATAATATGTTTCACCATTAATTATACTACTACCTACATTGTATATCGACCCACTTGTCTGTGGATTAGTGTTCTGAAACAATGTTTGACCAGATAATGACTGAGCATCACCTGTAACCTGTTTTGCAATTATAGTTTCTGTCCTGATATAATCTGCATCTGATGGTTTGATTAAAAACTTTGCTGGTTGAATCATCTCAACCTTTTCACCATACAGTGCACCAAATAATATCTCAAATGCTTCTTCTGTTCCTTTCGTACGATAGAAGTCTTTTGCTTGTCTTATAAAATTACTCTTAGAAACCTTTCCATGTAAACTTCTCTCAGTAAAACCAGGTAGCACCTGTGTTTTTAGTTTCTTATAGAAATTTTGTAAAAATACACTGCTAAGATTTTGTACACGTGAATTATTCTCATGTGTACCTATACCTGTTTTTGTAAATGTTAGATATTCTGGTTTATTAGTTTTCTTATTATTCTCTATACCACTGAATCCTCTTATACATCCTGTAAATGATGTTGTTCCTATTCCTGTGTACGTAATAATTTCATCATCAATCTTTATCAAACCATAAGAGGTTGGCCAACCATCTGTAGAGTCAACATATATCGTATCTTGCTTACCCCTCAAATATTGAGATAGTGAGGTGAATCCGATTAGGTTTCTATTGTTTAGAAAATCTAGACTTTTATAATCTACTAAATTTTCAGCAATATCAACAGATCCCCCTTGAAATTCCTGAGAGAGATAATATTGTTTTAAGAAATTGCCGAAGTTAGGATTATCGGCATCAATGAATTCAGGTACTTGACTCTGAACTACTTCATTGATTTTGACTCTTGATAACGAGGTTTCTATCATTAGTATCCGCTATTGCTAATTGTCTGTGCTGTTTCAGTAATCTGCTTACTTGCAACTGTGTGTGTTGCACCTGTCATCCTGTTTCCACCAGCCATAACATGGAATTCTCCATAATATGGTTGTCCATTCACATATCCCACTAAAGTAGTTTCTGTAGTGGTGCTTGTGATGATTGCTCCTCTTACCTTCTTACCTCCAAAGTAACTTGATTCTGGAAGATATCTAGAACCTGATGTATTAGCACCAGTAGAGATACTATCCACTCTTGTGTAAAAATCACTTTTTGATATATCGAACTGTAAAAACAATTCATTTTTAGCAAGTACATCATTAGACTGAGGTATCGCTTCGACCTCAATAACATCATCATCTTCTATTGTAGATACGATGTTTACTGTGTCTAATACTATTTCACCCTTCTTATAATCAATACGTCCAAAGTTATTTGATATGACCTTGATACTTTCATCATTTAGAATCTGGAACATGAATAGTGTTCCTGAGTCCTCATCTGTCTTTATATCACTAAAGTAACAAGTACCAACCACATCAGATACAGTGAATCCAGTTGAGTGAATATTATACTTCTCATTTGGTGCATACACCTGATTTAAGAAACATAATTCATATTGTGCGAATTGGTTTATCTTAGTATTGATATTCCTTCGCATCTTCACTAGAGTTATGTTAGAAGTTATAGAACCATCTACATTGTCTATGACTGACAATACTTTACTATAAGCGAATCTACCACCAAACTTATTGAGTTCAGTGTCTGATGCATATTGTGATAATGAAGTTATTACATCTGTTTTTAGATTATCAGGATCACCTACAAAGTTTGAGTTGTAGTAAATATATGAATCAATCTCCACATACAAGAATTTTAGATCCACAAATGATGGAACTATTCCTGCTATGGAGTAATTTTTTAGTGACGTAAGTAATTGCTTTTTAGTTAGTTCTGACAAGAACGAACCATTCTTTGGTTTTGCTGCTATGAATACTCTACCAAACTGTGGAGGATCAAGATCTTCACCACCATAGGCACTCACAGATTCTATATTTGGATATATTGATGGAATTATTGCTTCATAGTCATTAGCAGTCACTGCTCTATGCTGTGCTGCATATAAACGTGGAGCATAGTATTTGACAGACTCTACTGGTTCTATCTCATCACCATTAGAGGATTTTTCATTAGCAGAAAGGAACATCCTAAAGTCTGTTTCATCAGCACCGTCTTCATCTTTTATGAGACCAGCAAAACTAAAACTTTCTACACCATTTCCTGCTTTACCATTAGTCTTTATGTAACTAATATCAATTATATTTCCTGACTCTAACTTTTTACCGAATACATCATCACCAAATAATAGTTCGTATTTCTCATCTGTTGTCTCTTGTAATAAGTAGATATTAGATGTTGATGTAACTCCTATAATGTTATCTACCAACTCATAATTTGTTGTTGTATTATCAGAAATACTATTCCTTATTTTTACACTAATTGTAGAAGTGTCTATACTATCATTAGGTAAGACATATCTTTCGCTAGGATTGTTATTATCTACAACATACGAATTAGTAATATATTGACCTTGATATATTACCATCACACCTCTAGATGCTCCATTGAAGGCATTGAAAGTCACAGACTCAGGTAATGAGAAGACATAATTTATATTTGATACAGATCCATTAGCAACTACGCCTGGTTGAATTGTTACCTGTTTTGTTGAAGATGTTATGCCTGATAAACTGTAATTGACAGTTGCTCTCGCTGCTCTTTTAGATCTTGGAACATAACCTATATTTCTTGCTAATGATACTACATTTTCTCTTAATGTGGCACTATCAATGAATGTCTCATTGATTGCCATATTAGTATTATATGCTGTGCTATATGAGTTGTACGCTAATATATCAATTAGGATAGAAAGGTTAGACCCTTCAAAATCCATATCTTTGAAGTCAGTATTTGCTCTAAGGTAATCCTTTATGGATGACTTTATATCTTCAAAGTTTAAGTTTGTAAATTGCTGTAGTGCCATTATAACCTAGTTGGTTCTAAAATGAATTGGACATTCTGCGATGGTGAATTGAGTCCTACAATCTTGTATTGTATAGAAACATCCAAAGCATTTTGTTCTGGTTTACTTTCTACGACCACTTGTTGTAAACGTACTCTTGGTTCATACTGTGTTAGCACCATTTCTATTTCAGTTTGAATTGGTTCAATATAATCATCATTTGCTAATTCAAATAGAGATGAAGTAATTTTAGTGCCTAATTTAGTATTGAAAAATCGCTCTCCAATCTGAGTGCGTACAAGGTTTTGCACTGCACGTTTGATTGCATCTTCATTCTTTAGCATTATAATATCATTCGTCACAGGGTGACGTTTGAATGTCAAAGATATATCTCTGAATGGTTCTGATGTTCTTTGTAGTGGCACTATTCCGTCGTGGAAGGAGTTCTCGGTATATTTATCTATTTAGTGGCATAAAAAAAAGGGTTCGCTCGGAACCCTACTCATGTCCTAGGTATCTAACTTCTACATCTTTGGGGTGTGGCCATCCGTTTTCGTAAAATTCGTCTGCCAAATCCTGAGTCACTTCTTCCATTTCCGACTCAGTTATACTCTCGTGAGTTTGTACCCCGTCAACGTAGATATCGTATCTGTCATCCATCTCATATATTTGTGTGCTTCAACGTATATAGGAATTAGATTATTCTATTCTTCTCGTGACCCACTCTACATTTAGGATCTACCCATATTTCATATCCTGCTTTCTGTGCATCTAAACAGAATGAAACATCCTCACCGCACATATCCTGTACTTCACCTGAGTCAAAGACTTGCATCTGTGGAGCAAACCATGGATACTTCATTTCTTTATTCTCAAATACACCGTGCTTGATTAGTAACCAACCAAATCCAGAATAGTCACATGTGAATGGTTTTCTTCTCTTTTGTATACCATCTAACATCTCGTGGTTCATTACACCACCATTTGCTTTGAAATCTTCTTCTTCCATCCAATGTGCACAGGATGTAGTCTGTCCGTCCTCTGTAACGTACCAACCACCCGCTATGTCCTTATCCATCCAAAGAAGTCTATAGAACTGCTCTAGACCGAATACGATGTCACTATCAATCCATAACTGATAGTCATACTTCAATTTACCATCCCATGGCAACTGATCAGGACCTCTGAGAACATTTGCTCCTAGACACTTACATCTGGCAAAGTTCACCATAGATGAATAGTCTTGTGATATTTGTAGTGTACCACCCTTCTGTACAATCTCGAATGCAAGTTGCACAAAGTTCTTTAGGTAGATATATGAAACGTTTCTACCAGGCAAGCAAAATATAAAAGTTTTACCCTTTACTAATTTTCTTGCTTCTTCAATAGAAAATTCATCAGTCTTTGCTGATGTTGTACCATCTGTTTTAGGTGGAGTGGTAACCACCTTAAATCCTTTTGCCATTCCGAATGCGCTTTCAATTCATTATACTGCGTTATTTAGTATACGTCAATACGGTACTTTGCGGAGAAGTTGAGTGCGTCAGAAAAATCATTTACCATAGGTTTACCCCTTATGTTCAATGATGTATTCAATAAGACAGGACAACCTGTACGTTCATACCATACCTCTAGGATCTCCCTGAGGATAGATTCCGATGATTCTGGTACAGTTTGTACTCTAGCACTGTTATCAACGTGTAGAACCGCAGGAATGTCATGTGGACGTTTACATTGATAAACATACGACATATATCGTGAATGTGCTGGCATTTCAAAATAGTCCGTACAATACTCTTCTAATATCGCTGGAGCGAACGGTCTGAACTTCTGTCTGCGTTTTATTGCGTTTACATGTGATTTTGTTGAGATTTTGCGTGGATCCGCCAATAGACTTCGATTACCGAGAGCACGAGGACCAAACTCAGCACGGCCATTCGCAACCCCCACGATTCCTTCTGATAAGAGTTTTGCGACGATTTCATTAGGATCTGGTTTTTTAAGAATATTATAACCCACATATGGCGAGAATTGCACTTTTCCGCCATATGGAATTAATGCTGCTCCTAAGGCACCTCCAGCATCGCCAGGATTCGGCATAATCCATAAATTGCACATTTCCCTTAGTTTGGTGTTTACAACGCAGTTGAGGGCGACTCCACCACCATAGCAGATGTTATTTGAGTAAGTTAGTGCTATTTCAAATATATTTCTCAATTCGTACTCTAAAACCACTTCTGCACTCTTTGCAATGTCGTGTGGAGCACCATGTAAGTCTTTTATACCCTTGTGGTTGTTTTGGTGTAATAATGCGGAAACTTCGTCAATATACTTCGCTTCTCCGTACGCTGCCATACCCATGAAGATATATTCCTCATCTAAGGGTCTTAGACCCGCCCATTTCGTCAATGCGGAATACCACAGTCCAATTGACTTGGGATATCGCATATTCCATACTTTTTTGTATTTTGCCTTACCATCAACCATTTTTGCAGTCCAGATTGAACTACAGTCCCATTCTCCAATACTATCGACCACCACACATGCTGCTTCATCAAAAACGCTGGTTTGAAACGCAGCAGCAGCATGAGACATGTGATGTTCGCAATAATGCGTTGGTTGCATGCATAATTCCCTATCTCGTCTCCATGCCTTCTGTCCTGCGGTAAATTGACGTAGTCTTTTGGGAAAAGGTCGTTCATAGAAAGATATTACGTCATCAAAGATATTTAATCCTTTCGCAATCGCAGCAGCCTCTATACACAACCTTTTATCGTGCTTTCTTCTTGAAAAGCGTTCTCCATGCGTAGCATAGGTAATTATACCGCCACTGACACACGCAACAGCACTATCATGGAATCCTTCGGAGAAACCAATCATTTTCCTTCACTCAAATCCTCATAGTCGTTATCTTCGTCCAACATTGCGTCATATTCGTCATCTTCGTAAATATACGGGTCTTCTTCTCTAATCTTTCTTAGTTTCCACCATGTAGTGATAATGTTGAATGGCCAAATCATAATGTACTCCACTTTTCAGGAAGATCACCGAAGTAATCCTTGAAATGTATATAGACGGGTTTTAGCATGTTCATTCCGTAGTCTTTTACCTCTTTTGGCATATGCATTATATCAGACTCCCACTGATCATCCAAATATTGGATTCTAGGAGCATTAGGACCTACATCTGGAACATATGCGTTTGGATGAACTTCCTTTATCTCAAAGTCGATGAATTCCGACAATTCTTTTGTTTCCCCTCTCCAAAATTCTTCCATAACCGTCATATGACAATTATCAATTCCAAATGCGTCAACAAACTTGATAAAGTACTGTACATATCCAAAATCGACTCCCATCTTCATAAATTGCCGAACTGGGTCTTTAGGATTTTGTTTTTGACGTAAACTCCACAATCTGCGTAATGGATCACGGAAGACAACATGAATTTTTACGTCAAACACAGATTTGAGTGCTGGAGCGTACTTCATCAAAAATTCTGGAGTGCAAAATCCGTTAGGATTGGAAAAATCGCTTACTGCCTTGTAATCATGTTTTATAAAGTCCCAATGCTTGACATAATACTCAATATACTTCTCTATCGTAAATGGAGGACTCCAAAAATAGTTTATTTCCTCTGGTGTCCAATTACCACCAATATATTTTGACTCATGTGTGAATATCTTCGGTTTTCTGTTTGTAGTTGATTGTTTTGAAGGTCCAAAGAACTGCTTGTAGAATTTGACCCTTTCAAATGTGTTTCTGGTCTCAGCTAAGTCCATCAACCACAAATATCCCTTCTCTTTGCGATGCCCACTGTGGCAATACTTATTGTACCACCCTAATGTATAATATAAAGGAGTTGTACCAGACCATCCGGTTCCAACGTTCAGAAATAGGGTGGGTTTCATTACGAATGATACTTGATCGAGATCTGTTCGGCAGTATAATCAGTTTTCAATCCTGCCATGATCATTTTTTGCATTTGGTCACGTTTTTCCTCTGCTTGCATCTTTGTCAATACAGAAAAAACAATCTCATTATCTAGGTAGACGTCATAGGACATTTGTTCCACCATAACTACTGTATATATGTCAAAACCAACACTATTATTGAATCCAGGTGCAGGATGGGCAGCGACCACTCCCTTCCACTATACTTTGACGCTTGATAACAGATATGCACACATGGGACACCTGAAAGAGAACTGGTATCTCAAAAGATTATGTGAGTATCCAAAATATGAAGAACATTTTAAAGAAATATATGCTCCAGGTCAAAATTTATATAACAAGCGTCCTTCTCAGCATCCTTGGGGTCAATACTTATCATGTAAAAACAAATTTGCGGTCAAAACTCCGCTAGACCCTTATTTGGCAAGTCCTCCATCAATAGAAAACTACATTTCTTACTGGAAGAGTCATTGGGAGACCGTAAAAGACACTTATGCAGCAGTTTGCGACTTCACAAACGGAAATTACGCACTTCCATACGAATTTTGGGCGGAGGTTGCTCCTAAATTGCGAGAACACTTCGATGTAAAGGTCACTTTTCAATTTCGTGACCCAGTAAGACGCTATTTTTCGGAAGTTGGTAGTTTATTGAACAAAAAATTTGAATTTTCCGTCGAACATAAGGAAGATATGAAATCTAAACTACTCATTCGCAAGAAAAAACACAAAAAACTGTTTTTTTACCTTTTGAAACAAAATTGTTGTAGTACTTTATGTGATTTCTCCGGAGTGTACACTAAATTTGCCTCTGCATTCGGTGTAGAGAATACTTATGTTACCATAATGGAAGATCTTTGGGATAAAACCCAAGAAAAAGAGCAACTCGAACGTCTTAGTAACTTTTTGTCTTATAAAATTACAAAACTTCATGATAATTGTTACGTTCCCAACATGGGAAGTCGTGCTCCTCACCTTCCATTTCTACAAGACCAGTGGGAAAGTGATATAGATGACCTTGAAGAGCAGGATCTGCATAGTGCACACCTGTACATGTCTAGATATTACACAGATTTCAAAAATACCTTTGGGTATCTACCTTTATCATGGAAAAAATAGCATTCCAACAAACACATATCATGACAATGATCATGTTTCGTAAGTTATTCAAGGACAAGTATCAGAGATCCTTCAAGATAATGATGAGTTGTCCATGCTATTAGTCACATTTGGTTGTTCATGGACTCGTGGTGTCGGTGTGGCATACAAGAAAGGTATGGAGGAACAAGAATATAAGGATAAAAATGATGATGACATTCCTTGTGATACATTATCCTTCCGAGGAGTGCTTACAAATAAGTGGAAGTGCACTAATCTCAACTTTTCACAGATGGGTAGTAGTAATGATAGACAGTTTCGTAGAGCAACCACTTACTTCAAGAAGAAACCTAGAGAAAGAGTCATAGTATTATGGGGTATTACCTCAGTATTCAGACATGAGGTATGGTTGACAAAGAACCATGAAGGTAAAGCAGGGTATCAGAACGTATTATATGGTCATGGGATGAATAAAGATGTGAATATGAAGCATAAGAGGTTTGATGTCGACAATCATTTGGAGTGGCACTTCGATAAAAAGCAAAAAATCAAAGAACTTTCACATAAGATGAGGCATTGGAACCTCTTTTTTGAGGGATTAGGTATTGAAAACTACTGGTTTGACACATTCAACCATCATGACTACCCTATTCCTATAGATAGGATGCTATTCAATGATAGAAAATATAGAGATCTGATGTCTATACTATGTAATGACTGCGAATTTGATAATTATGACCCTGATGAGTACCATGTCTCACAGTTCAACAACGATGATAGTAGAAGAATGAAGTTTTTAGAGAAGAAAGAACTGGTAAATCCTTACTCATACCACCCAACTCGTGAAGCACATGCTAGAATAGCAAAGTTATTCGACGACGTAATTAAGATATGAACCTTATAACACTCGGATGTAGTTGGGTTTTTGGTATTGGGTCATACTATGACGCAGAAAACCCTGTCGACAAGGCAACATACAAAGCAATCTTTAGGAAAGGATCTGCTTATCGTCAAAGTGGAGGAGATTTTGAAGACGATACATGCTGGAGACTCAAACTTTGCAATGAATTGAACCTTACTAACATCAATTTATCTAAAGGTGGGTCATCTAATCAGTCACAGTTCCGTCGTCTAATCAGATATTGTGCAGAAAATGAGGTGGATTGGGAAAATACTGTTGTCTTATGGGGTATTACATCCATCTATCGTGATGAATTGTGGTTCAATAGACTCAAAAGTTATTCATCTGTGTCATTCAATCAATCAAAAGTAGATCCTACAGCGAGAATGAAGGAAAGAGCAAAGACTGGTTTTGATACTTATGCTTATTATGAGGAACATTTCAACGAAAGAGTATTTCTGAGAGACCTGAAAAACAATATACTTCATTGGCAGCATTATTTTGATGCACTTGGAGTGCCCTATGCATTCTATGAGACACTGAATACCACTGATGTCATATCAAATCCAGCATTAGAAGAAGATATGTGTACGACTCTGGCACGAAGAAATGGTTGGCACGGTAACAAAGACAAGTTCCATTTCTCAGACTGGTTTGATGATTGTAATCGGATTGACTTGTTGCAGCAAAGAGGTATGGTAAACCCTCATTCATTCCATCCGACGAAGCAGGGAAATATTGATATCGTAAAATTCATGAAACCTATCGTACAAAAAATGCTGTGATAGTCTGGGGAGTCATCTGGATGCTGGTAATTTTACTACTAGCGGTATCTTGGTATATCTACTATATACTAAGTATGGCTTTTGAGGAGATGAATGATGGGGGCGATGGTTCCACCGAGTCGGAAGAGTTGCTACAACTTCCGAGTGACAGAGATCAACAGAGTAGTTGATGGCGATACAATTGATGTAACGATTGATTTGGGTTTTGACCTATTCAAGAAAGAGAGAGTACGAGTCGCTGGAATTGATACCCCTGAGAAGAGGACAAGAGATTTAGAAGAGAAGGCACTGGGTATAGATGCTACTAACTGGTTGAAGAAAAAATTAGAAGATACAATTGCAGGAGATGAAGAACTCACCATCAGAACAGAACTCAAAGGGGGCGTGGGTAAGTATGGTCGTCTTCTTGGGTGGTTGTATATTGGCGAGACTACTGTTTCTATAAATGAAGAAATGATTGGCGAAGGGTATGCATGGCCGTATGATGGAGGTACTAAACAAAAGAACTTCCAAGAATTGAGAGACTTACGGATGGCGAGAGGTACGCTCCCGCCTGACGAAGGAGAACCACTACCAGAAATACTTCAATGAATCAAATTTTCATCACAGTCTATCTACTCGGATTCTTTGCACTCGCAGGAATGACCTTTGCATTCTTCTTCAAGTCTATGGCAAACGTATTTGAATTAGAAAAGAAACCAAAGAAAACAAAACTACCTGCTCCACACCCAGAGATGGAAGGAGTTCAGTGGGGAGACGAGTTATTATACTTTGACGGACAGAAAGCACTTGACGCATTAGAAGAAGATAAAGATGACTTTGATCCTGTCATATAGACAGATATCATATAAGGTGTTATAATATAGAGAGACACAAGTTTTTATAATGAAGTCCAAAAAAGGATTCCAATCTGACATACAATCCTTAGCTAACTTGAAAGCAGCAAACGATGC